ATTCGATACTCATGACTAGATTTTACGACTTGGTTTGTCGCAGTCGGTGCAGACTTAGCATACACCTGATTGGGGGCAGGCTCAGCGATTGCTGGTAAAGCTGTACTCATAACAATCACCATTCCTAAAATGCCTCCTAGCAGTTTCGTTTTCGTCATCTTTCCTCCTGACGGCAACAACATCCATATAGACTATCATACGAAATATATCTGAGTCAACCCTGTAGGAGATATTGTGACATTAGTCACTGCTATTATTTTTTCTATTGTAAGTTCTTTCACGGTGACAGTTGGAACAAACTATGTCACACTTTGCTACTTCTTTTAGGATGTCCTCAATTGTAAAATAATCTAACATCTGTCCGATATTCGAAACTTTATTTCCTCGTGCATGATCAAAGTCTAAAACATAGAATGGGTATTTTGTTTTACAGTCTATGCAGCCAGAGTCTTCTTTCATTTTTCCAAGCATTTGCTGGACTTCTCTTTTTTTTGCTGCAGTTCTTTTTTGAGGCTTTTCTTTCTGATTCTTGCTGCTGTCAAGAAGACTTGGTTGAGCGTATCTTCTAAGTTTATCTTGAGACAAATTTATACAGCCTTTTTATTCTTTCTGCGCTTCTTTGGCATAGGTTTAATTCTATCAGGTCTGAACGATCTCCATCCAGCAAGTTGCCCTCCAATAATCTGAAAGCAATCTATCCATTCTATTCCGCTATCAGTTCTTGCAACATATTCTTTAAACTTAAACTTTGACCCCCACTCACCATGAATCTTTATTGTTTCTCCGCCTTCTATCACTCTACCATCAGGCATTGTGTAGCTTGATTCTCTTTGATACAGGTGGGCATTAGGAGATACAACTTCCTTACGCTTAGCCATTCTTTACCCTCGCAATCTCTCTGTTAATATACCAAACTGCTTTCTCAAGGTCTTCCACTTTCTTACCCTTAAGCTCAGCCCTTAGTATATATTTTATAGCATTCCCTAAACAGAAACCCATGTGTTCTGTAATCTGAATAGTCTCTATTCCAGATGGATGAGATGTGTAGTGCGGGGGATGGTTTACCATGTCTGTCATTTTCTTAATCCAAACTTCTTGAGTTGACGATAGATTAATTGTACACTAACTCCACATTCTTTTGCAATGTCCTCTGGAGATTTTTTATCCATGACATATCTTTTTTTCATAAAAGCTTCGCTAAGATGTAGACCCTTTGATCTCATTTTGCTATAACCTTTTTCCAATTATCAACAGCAAACATTCCAATGCCACAGGCATCAGCAACATCGTTATCGCTAATGTTTATATTAAATCTTTCATTAACTGTTGAGATAGTCTTTTGTTTTCTTTGTTCTCTTTCCTTGGCTTTATACCAAGAAGATGATTTGCCTGGATTGGCATTATGAATCTTTTGTTTTTCATCTGTAGTCAGTAGCCTTGTTCCAACATAGGACTGCCAGGACATTGGAGCCACTCCATACACCTTTGTAACGCCACCAAGGGATGCTCCACCTATTAGTGCCCCTTGACTTAGGGATAGGTTTGCAGCCACTTGAGGGCTGTTAGCAAAAATTGTTTTTTCAATTACCATGCAGTCTACTGGCATAGCTTTAAATAAGCTAATGGTCTTGTGGGCAGTATCAGATAACTTTTCATAGATTGTATTTCCTGAAAAAGTAACCTTGCCGTACCTGCCCAACTCACCATCAATAAAGAATGCAAACGCTATGCTTAGTGTGCTTGCATCTATTGCACAAAATGAACTGGGTGCGTCTAGACCTAGTGCTTCACTTTTCTTGCTCATAGTCAAACAACCCCTTAAGTTCTTTTAGCATTTGATCAACTTTTCTTTTATTTACCATACAGTTTCCACAAAAACCATTGTTATTATATATAGAAATAATGGTTTCGCATCCACCAGCACATTTTCTTTTTTTTCCAGACCTACTTTTTGCTCTTACAATTTGCTGCCTATAAGAAATTTTCTCTTTAGTAGCAAGCTCTCTGCACTCTGAGGAACAGTAAATCTGGTAGGTTACTTTAGGATTGAAGTCCTTGGAGCACCACTCACAAATCTTCATCCAAGGTACTCCAGAGGCTGTATTTTAATTGTTCCCTTGTCTGCAGACGCACAGGTTGTTGCTACTGGACAACCCTTGCACACCTTTGAGTTTGACCTGTACGTCTTTTGAGGAATATCTTCTTCTTCCCATTGCTTCCTCACTTTACGCATCCAATCAAATGCATAATCTGCCCAAGCAATGTACTCTTCTTTGGGTTCTACGGTAATTGCATGTAGTTCGTGAGAGTTTTTATTTTCATAAAGAAGCACTCCAAGCTTTCTTCCAAGTACCTTCATGTAGATAATTAGCTGCATGAGGTGGTAGTTTGGTGGCTTAGCGTGCTTACGATACGCAAATGATTCTTCACGCATTGTTTTAATTTCTACTACAGGCTGCTCTTCACCCCATTGGATTACAGCATCAGCAAATCCAAAGATGGGTGGATCTTGTGCAACAATACGCTTTTCTTTCTCTACCATGAGCCCTGCATTCTCAATTGCTGTTTGAATGCGCTCATGTGCATCTGTTCCACTGCCCATGTTTGCCACAGCGTAAGCATCTGCATTGTCCTCAAAGTCTGCTCCTGTCCAAGCGAGCCACCAATACCTAGCACAAGCACCATTGCCATACACAAGTGCCGATGGACTAAAGGTTTTCTTTGTCTTGAACTCAGTCTTTCTGTTTACTGTATAGCCAGACTCAATCTTATTAATCAAAGCTCTTGTGTCAATTGGGCCTTCTGGTTGTTTATCCATTACTTCTTCTAAAAAGTTCTTAGCCATTATTTTTTCCTATCTTGTTAGGGAATAATTGTATCACTTAAGTATAAACTTTAGTGCTGCAACTACCTTGTCAATTTCTGCTGCTGCGGAATAATATACATTTTTCTTTGATCTATCACTTTTATCTACGTTAGCCATCCACGTTGCCCTCATCTGCATCTTTGCAGCGATTGCCTGTAACCTAACGATCTCAATCGTAGCAACCTGAGGAGGAATGTCTGGCTTTAGAATTATCTTAGCAATAAATTCTAGTGCTTGGCTTAGTTCATCATCTTTCATATAGTCTGCAATCTCATGCAAACCACTAATCTGCTCAATCGTTGTTGACACTAGATGCCCTTTCTATTAGATCTTCAAGTATAGACCACTCTATTACTGATAGTCTAATTACCTTTCCTTCATCTCGCAAAACAAGTTGAAGCATGGGTGACTTACTTTTATCTACCTTCATCGAATCTGTACATATTTTTGCCCAACTGTCGATAGAAACGGAATAAGACTTGTTATATTCTTTTACATCTATAACAAACTCATCCAAGTTTCCATCCCCCTTAATCATTCCACGACCAGAGTTCTTGTGTACCTTGGCACCCATTCTTTTGAGTTCTGACGCTTCTGTTTTATTAGTTGCCATCAATATCCTCTTGACTGAAAGTTTACTTTCGATAGATGTTTTTCTTCACACATCCAAGTAAAATCTAATGTTTCATAATACATTCTTGCTTCTGGTACTTCCTTCTTACATCTTTGGCAAACAAACACTCCTTTGTAGATTGAGAATTTACGCATTAGCAATCTTTTCTATCAAAGCTTCCTGGATGTCTAGGTTTTCTTTTACTGCCATAACTAGCTTATCTCTTCCTTGATAACGTTCTCCCTCTACTGTATACCATGCACCACCACGTTCAATGAATCCAAGCATCTCTGCTGTATCAACCAAGTCTGCTATAGCATCTACTCCAACGTCTATCCCTCTAAAGTAAAAGTCATACTCTCCACCTTGGAAAGCAGGACTTGTCTTCGAGAATTGAACGTCCCATCGAACCTTTCTGCCAATCTTTTCTTCAATAATCTTGTCACCAACATAGGTCTTACCTTTAATTGCTTGGTTGTCTGACTGACTAGAAAACAACTTGATGATTGTTGATGAATAAAACTTTGTAGCATGACCACCAGTTGGCTCATGAGAGACATGCATAGATCCAAAGTTATTCCTGATCTGTGAAATAAAGATCAACAGAGTTGGCTTTACTTGATTGTTTGCATAGTTAAGCATCTTGACGGCATTTGCCATATCTCTTGACTCTGCCCCGATCTGCTTAGTGTTCTCTAACTGTTTTAGATCTGCAGAGTCTTTCTCAAAATATATTGCTGGTAGCAATGCAGAAATGCTATCTACAACGATAATGTCTGCTCCTGCTTTCATCAGTTCTGTACCAACATCTACCATGTCGTTCATTGTCCGAGCCGTAGAATGGATAAGGGTAGAGTTGTCTACCCCAAGAGCTTCTGCCCATTCTGGAGAATAGGTCATTTCCGCATCGATCCATGCACAAACCTTCCCTTGCTTTTGGGCCTGAGCAATTGTTTGCAGGCAGAATGATGACTTTCCAGATGACTTGTTACCGTAGATCAAAACCTGTCTACCGTAAGGAAGACCTCCATTCAAAGAACGATTCAATCCAAAGCTTGGAGTTTTTGCAAACGTTGTCTGCTCTATATCAGATCCTAAAGAAATCTTTTTCCTTAACTTAGGATTAAGCTGTGCAAGAATTTCATCAACATTTGTCACGCCAACACCCCGTGCATCATTGGCCTTGAAGAATTAACTACGATCTTTTTTGTGATAGTTTCGTCTAGAGACATTTCTGTATACCCATCACTAACTAGTCCTGCATATAAATCTAGGGTTCTAATAAGGACATCTGCCAACTCTTCCACAACCTGATCGTCACCTTTTTCTTTTCTAATTGCTTCAAGAACTTCGGAGCATTCTGAATGAATCATTGCAATCTGCTTAAGATAAAAAACGGTATGATTATCCTCCGTATTTGGTTCCCAAAAACCTTTTTCTACTGCATTCTTGTGAATCATTTTTGCCATATTGTCTAACGTCACGCTACAACTACCTCCTGAAATATTAAGTCTTCATCTTTAGAAATACTGTAATTAATCTTATATGCCTTAGCCTCTTCTAATCTTGTGTAAGCCATTGCAAATGCGCTAGGAAATACGATCATTGAAAGTAAATCTCTTCCGCTATCTGCTACCACAAGTGAGGCCATTCTTTTTCCAGCTTTTGTAACTCTTGGCTTAAATGATAACACGAAATACTCGTCCTGTCCATATGGCAATTGCTTATAGCTTAAGAACCGTACCAACGGGCTGTTGCTTTCTCGTATCTCGTCAATAGGAACTGCTTCCACAATCCTGTTAGATCCAATAAGAATAATATAAGTGCGACCTGCTTCGATGGATGTCTCTTCTTCATCAAAAATTCCTACGCTTCCTGTGTTGTCTAGTAACTCTACTCTGCTCCAGCCCTTTCCTCGTTTAATTCCTCTGATAACCCCCATCATAATGAAGGCACCCTTTTCATCAAACTCATC